TTTTCTGTTTTATCAATATTAATATCGGGCAATATAGGTATTAATTGTTTATCATTGTCACAATCGAATTGTATATTCAAATTATACTTCAAATTCAATTCACGAATTGAATTTTTTATAAAAGATGTTCTTCCCAATAAATTAATACAATTACTATTATTCTTGATGAGCATTTTCCATAAATTTATATATAACTTTTTTTTTTCATAATAAACCAATACATTATGTAATTTTGTTATAATATTATCTTTAATTAATACATTTTTTTGTTTTTTTGTATCCCATACACGATTATGTTTTATAATTTCTACATTATCACAAATTAAACCATTATATAACGATTTACAAGACGCTGGTACTAATTTGAATTTGCAAGTAGGATTACTATTTATTAGTATTTTTGTCATTTCTAATGTATGTAAAATATCACCACTATGACTAGGGTTATGAATAATAATTTCCATTTAAATAATAATATATATTAATATTTAAATAATAATTATTAAGATATATAATAATGTTTAACTCTATACCAAATAATTGTACTCACGTAAAAATAGATATAGGGTTATCTTATAATGCTCCACAATCACAAAGTTGGTTATCAAAAGAACCAAACTTAATGGTATTTGGATTTGAACCTAATCCAGAATCAGTTAAATGTATCCAAGATGGTAATATACAAAAAAGACATCATTTGCATGGACAACCTTTGGAACAAAAATTTATAACTGAAAAACGATTTCAATTAATACCCAATGCGTTAAGCAATGTTACAAAAGAAGAAGAAATGGATTTTTATGTTAATTCGAATGATTGCGGAACATCCAGTTTATTTAAACATGATGAAAAATATTTGGGACCAATAAAACACAAGATTTCTGTCCCGGTAGTAAGTTTGAAAATGTTTTTTGATGAATTCCCATGGGATAGATTTGATTATATAGATTATATTAAGATTGACGCACAAGGGTCTGATTTAAATATTTTAAAGGGTGCTGGTAATTATTTACGTGAAAAAGTGGTATTTGTTACTGCAGAACCTGATGGGTTTCAATATATTGGAGCTAATGAATGTAATAGTAATAATATAACTAATTATATGTTATCACAGAATTTTTTAAAAATTAATCACCCAAACACAAATGACCCAACATTTCTTAATAAAAAATTTTTAGAAAATTCTAAAAACATTTATATAGAGCAAAGATAGTATCAACATACAATCCATTCTTTCCTAGGATTATGCCAAAATTTTTTATAATATACTTCACCATCACTTAATAATGCAGCAACATAACTAAAACTACTAGGTGATGTAACTAATATATCCGCAGCTACTAATTCAATAAATGTTTTTGAAAGTTGTTCATTTATATGTAAAGTTACATCAATATTTTCATAAATTTTGAAGTCTTCTAATCCCCCCTGGGAATAAATATGAAAAAGTAAATGCTTATTTTTATATTTTTCTCTTATTACACTCATAATATTTAAATAATATGAGTGTGGTATAATCTCACGACAATGCCATTGTGTATCATCTGAATTTGGTCTCCTAATATGAACACTAATATTTATCTTATCATTTTTAAATACATTTCTTTCTTTATTTTGCCAAAAATAACTTTTTATTTGTTTAAAATACTTGGAATCACATGCCATATCTATATTTTTTTCAAACCAATTTCGAAGTATAGTATACTGCACTATTTTTGCTTGATTATTAATATTATTTTCAATATTATTTTTAATATTCATTAAATCTTCTATTTGTTTTAAAAAACCGGGATTATTGTCATAATTGTGTTCCATCTTGTTTCTAGATGTATATACAAATTTTTCATTATGGATACTGCATACCACATAAGCTGTTATTAATTGCTGATATTGCGCCCCAAATCCATCACCAATACCAATATATGTATATTTATAATTTGATATTTGTTTTTTTGTTACGAAATTTGACATATGAATATATAATGTACATATGTTTAAATAATATTTACTTATAGTTTCACCCATTCTTCCGGACAAATATCTTTTGTATTTTTATCAGCAAGTTTCGGACCAAACCATTGACTTGGATAGCACACTATTTTGCCTTTATTATCATTAAAATATGCACCCCACCAACTAAACGTACTATTCGCTATTATATTGTGTTCACAACATGACATCGACAACATTTGTTCCCAATCAGACAAACTATCGTCACATTTGATAAATTTCAAATTTTTAAATCGTCTTTTTAATATTTTTATTTTTATTTTTATGGCATTATTATCTTTTTCTTCGCAAAAATATAATATTCGCAAATTATCTTTTGTTTTTGAAATAATATAGTCAATGGCATCTATATAATATTGATTTCCAGCTATAGGGTGGGAATCTTGTATGTTTTTATAGTCACCATGTCTAAAATGGATAGAGATGTAATCTTTAAAATCAAAATTCTCTCTCAAATTACTTTTCATTCCTTCTATCCCAATCATTTTTTTAATAATATTAAATTTATCTTGAAAATATTTGTAGGAAGAGAAGTATCCCCAAAATAAAAACGTTTGTTTCGTAATTGCTGGAATTTCAGAATAATGAAATGTTTTTTCTTGAAAAACAGGTATGTCTTTATTTATATTATTTATTAGGAAAGGTTTCAATCGCTTAAAAAACGTATCCCAGTAAGTTGGCCTGTCATGCCCTTCTGCTGATTTCATATCGCGTTTTATTTGTGGTAATTTGAATTGTTCTTTGTGTCTAATAGCGTAAGCAATACAATTAAAAATTTGAAAGAGTTGATTTCCTAATCCACCCATTAAATGTGTTGTAATCATTTATAAAATATATATAATTTAAAATTTATATGTATTTTAAATTAAATTAATTATTAAACAATATCCGCAAACATATCCACAATTAATTTACCAATAGTATCGTAATCTCGTTTCCATCCCAATTCTTTAATAGCCTTTGTAGGGTCACCTAACAATAATTCAACCTCACATGGTCTATAATATTTTGTGTCTATTTTAACTCGTATAATACCATTTTGGTCTACAGCAATTTCATTTTCTTTTGAACCTTCCCATTTTAATTTATATCCTTTAAATAAAAACGCTTTATTTACAAATTCTTTTACTGTATACATTTCACCCGTAGCTAAAATATAATCACATGGTTTATTTTGTTGTAACATTAACCACATACCATTTACATAATCTTTCGCATGACCCCAATCACGATTACTATAAATATTACCCAATGATATAAAATCTTTTTTTCCTGATTTTATGTCCTTAACACCATTTACGACTTTCATTGTTAAAAAATTCTCACCGCGACGTGGTGATTCGTGGTTGAAGAGGATACCATTTGTAGCAAAAATACCATAAGCTTCTCTATAAATTTTTACTATATTATAAGCATAAAGTTTTGCAGCCGCGTAAGGAGAAACAGGATTAAACGGGGTTGTTTCTTTTTGAGGTGTTTCTAATACTTTTCCAAATAATTCACTAGTACCTGCTTGATAAAATTTAACTTTATCTTTAACATTTTCGGGTAATGTTCTAATTATTTCTAACAATCTCATAACACCTATACCATCGATATCGCTGGTGTATTCTGGGATTTCGAAACTAATTTGGACATGACTTTGTGCAGCCAAATTGTATATTTCAAAAACATCAAATTCTTTATTATCACGAATAATTTGATGTATATAATTAGATAAACCTGCACCATCCGATAAATCGCCATAACGCATGGTAATTTTTTCACGAATATGGTCAATTCTTGTTGTATTAAATAAAGATGTTCTTCTTTGTATACCATATATCTTATATTCTTTTTTTAACAATAATTCGGCCAAATAGGAACCATCCTGTCCTGTAATTCCTGTAATGAATGCTATTTTCATTTTTATATAAATTATTAATAATTTTGTTTAAATTTAAAACTAAATTATTAATTTATATAAAAATGAAAATATTGGTTACGGGTGGTTCTGGACTTATTGGTTCAGCAATAAAAGATTTGTCTGAATCATATAATGAATATAAATTTGTGTTAATATCATCAAAAGATTGCAACTTAAAAAGTTTTAATGAAACGAAAATATTTTTCGAGAAAGAATTACCTGATTATGTAATACACTTGGCTGCTTGTGTTGGTGGTTTATATAAAAATATGAGTGAAAAAGTTGCAATGTTTGAAGATAATTTAATGATTAATACTAATGTAATTAAATGTTGTCATTTATTTAAAGTAAAAAAATTAATATCTTGTTTATCTACATGCATTTTTCCAGATAAGGTAATATATCCAATAAACGAAAAAATGTTACATAATGGAAAACCACATAATTCCAATGATGCGTATGCTTATGCAAAAAGAATGCTTGATATACATAGTAAAATTTATAGAGAACAATATAATTCAAATTTTATTTGTATTATCCCAACAAATGTTTATGGTGAACATGATAATTTTTCTTTACAAAACGGACACGTTATTCCAGCATTAATACACCGTTGTTATATAAATAAAAAAAATAAAGAACCTTTTACAATTAAAGGTTCTGGAAGCCCATTAAGACAATTTATTTATGCAAAAGATTTGGCAATATTGATAATGTGGGCTTTATTTAATTATAAAAAGAAGGATAATATTATTTTTTCTCCAAAAAAAGAAATAAGTATAAAAGAAATAGGGATAAAAATAGCAGAAATTTTCAATTATAAAGATAATATTATATTTGATAGTGCTTATAGTGATGGACAATATAAGAAAACAGTAGATAATAAATATTTATTAGAAGAATTAAAAAATACAGGGATAAATGATTTTAATTTTACACCTATAAATAAAGGTATCAAATCAACAATAGATTGGTTTATTTTAAATTACGAAGATTGTAGAAAATAATTTATTAATAATTTAGTACCATTTTCATATCCGACAAATTTTTTAGGATGAATAAATTTTAATTCCTTTATCAGAGTCTCTATTGCTTTTCCATTGCTTCTTGTTTTCATAATATGGTCCATCACACACAGGACCCGGTTTCATTATATAATTATTCATATTTTTCATAATTCCAACTTTACTATTATCTTTACAAGTATATAGTAAAGTTACGTCATTTACTTTTTTTTCGGCTATTTCTACATCATAACATCTAGGTAATTCTATAAGTTTGTTATCTTTATTATAGTAACCCTTTAGAGCACATGAATTGGTGTGGTTTATTTGGTTTATTGGAATATTAAGTTCGGTTGAACAAGCTATATCTTTTGAATTATTATCATTGTCAACTATAAATTTCCCATCAGGACAGATTTGATGTGCAGCGTGTCCAAATACACTATGTTCTGTTCTTGTTTTAGAAGCCGCAACAACCGTTGAAGTCGACACGGCAGTCGACGCTATGGGGGGTGCATTGACCGCATCTGAAGAATCCCATTTTATATTTCCACCATCTAAAATTTGCAAATAACCAGTATCAGTCAATAATACTTTAGCATTTTTTGTTCCTTCTGAAAATGATTTGGAAGGTACTGCTTTCCATACTTCGTCGTTGTTTTTGTTATATAAAATTAAATTAAATGATGGTTTAAAATGAAGATAATATGGACCATTAAAAATATTCAAAGTTGGTGAAGCATGCCATGTTTCCCGACCAGTAGTATTATTTTTAATACTTATTTTACCATTTTTTTTAATTGAAAACTCAAATTTTGAATTAGGTGATACTAAATATTCATTATCTAACATTTTTTCAAGGCCTGAATCACCAGCTTCCAAAAAAGGTTTTTTTATCATACCTACTGTACCTGTTCCTGATGTACCTGTTCCTGATGTACCTGTTCCTGATGTACTTGAACCCGATGTACTTGAACCCGATGTACTTGAACCCGCTGTACCTGAACCTGCAGCACTAGAATCATTATCTTCCAATGTTATATTGCAACCAGCTAGTACCAGGGATTGTTTATTTTTTTCTAAACATTCGACCCAATTCGAAGAGGACGAACACAGACGAGCGAATCTTTCATTACATGTCATTTCCGCTGTAGCGGTGGTAGCGGTGGTAGCTGTAGCGGTGGTAGTAGATGCAACGGAAGCAGCTGCATTATTGGAGAAAGTGGAATCGATAGATTGACTAGAAATTATTTCACCTTTTTCATTGAAAGAACCACACCACCCAGCACCATTATCGTAAAGCGAATTTACTTTTGTACCATTTTTACAGGTCAAACATTGATTAATACCAATTGGTTTATTACTATAACCGCACGAGGAACAACTATCGTGGCATTTACAATCGGCTTGCGTTGTATTTTTACTTTTATAACATACACCACCAACAGACTTTGATGGACCACTTAAATAATCTATTTCTTTTAATGAGTTGGTGATATGTCCAAATGTATTTTTTTTTAAATCATTATATTTTGTTAAAGAATTTACTTGTTCGTCGTTTATTTTACTATTTCTTTTTGAAATATAATAAATAACACTTATTAAAATTATTATTATTACTAAAATAGTTAATATGAGACCAATCATTTGTATATATATACACATTAAAAATTCATATCTAAATCAAATGAAGCTTTGCTTTTATCACCACATGATAAACTATAATCACCTACCCGTTTTTCAAAGAAATTCGTCTTCCCTTGTAAACTAATCATTTCCATAAAATCAAATGGATTGCTTGTATTAAACAATTTTGGATAGGCAAGTTGTACTAATAACCGGTCGGCGACAAATTCAATGTAATTACTCATTAATTTTGAATTCATACCAATTAATTTGCATGGTAAAGCTTCACATATAAATTCTTTTTCTATTTCAACGGCTTCTTTAAATAATTCATGAACTTTCGATTTTTTTGCTTTATTATTTAATTTTGAATATAATAAAATTGCAAAATCAGTATGCATACCTTCATCTCTGGAAATTAATTCATTTGAAAATGTTAATCCGGGCATTAATTGACGTTTTTTTAACCAATAAATGGAACAGAATGAACCACTGAAGAAAATACCTTCGATGCAAGCAAAAGCCAATAATCTGGTACCAAAACTGCTTCTTTTATCATTAATCCATTTTTTAGCCCAATCTGCTTTTTTTTTAATGCATGGGAAATTATCCAATGCCTTAAATAATTTATTTTTTTCATCGTTATCTTTAATATAAGTATCTATAAGTAGTGAATAAGTCTCACTATGGATGTTTTCCATCATTAATTGAAACCCATACGCTGCCCTTGCCTCCGGTAATTGAACCTCGCTTAAGAAACGCATACCTAAATTTTCAACAACGATACCATCACTGGCGGCGAAGAAAGCTAATATCATCTTAATAAAATGTTGTTCATCTTTATTTAATGTTTTCCAGTGCGACAAATCAGAAGAAAAATCAATTTCCTCTGCTCTCCAAAAACAATCCATTTGTTTTTTGTAAGCTTTCCATATCGACTCGTCGGTGAGAGGGAACATGACAAATCGGTCTGGATTTTCTTTAAGAAGTATTTCTGTATTTTTCGACATTTCTAAATATTATCGGGTTAGATTTAAATATTTTATAATAAATATATTCTTGCATAATTATTTATATTGTTTTATAATCATTTATGCGTTAGTAATTTAAAAATAAATATTAAATAAGTATTATATGGATAGTATTATTGATAGAGAGTACAATAAATTATCACGAATACTCCTTTTTATAAAAAAATCTGATAAAGATTATTCTTATTTAATTAATAGATGCAAACATATTTTCGAAGAAAAACAAAAAAAAATTAAAGAAGAAATGATTGCGTTGGAAAATTTAAAAAAATATTTAGATATAAATATTGAAGACGAGGAAAATATTTTTTTAAAAAATGAATTGGAAAATGAATTAAAAAATTTATTAGAAAAAATAGAAAAACAAAAAAAAATATATAAAATATAACTAATATTTATATGATATTTGGTAATCTTTTTACGTGTACAAGAAAAAAAAGAAAAAAAAGAAAAAAAAGAAAAAAGAGAAAAACGAGCAAAACGAGCAAAACGAGCAAAACGAGCAAAACGAGCAAAAAAATAAAAGGTGGATACGTAATTCAAAGTCGTTCAAAAAGTCGTTCAAAAAGTCGTTCAAAAAGTCGTTCAAAAAGTCCTAGAAATAAAAGAAAGAAAATAAAAAGAAATAAAAAGAAACCATAAAAAAAATATTTAGGAGATTAATTTTTTTATAAACTAATATTATAATGAAAAAGAATTTATTAAGTTTAACAAAAAATAAATACGTATTCTACGTTACCTGTCTTTTAGCAATATTAAATGTACTCGGGTATTTCAGTATGCGTTCATGGAATTGCATTGTTATGTTTGCCGCAGTTGCATATGCAACCAATTGCTATTCTAACAATAAAGTTATTGCTTTATTAGCCGGCTTATTTGTTTCTAATTTTGTATTCGGCTGCAACCAAGTAAAAGAAAACTTTGAAGAAGCTATGCATCCCATTGAAGGTATGACAGAAAGACTTGAAGGTTTGGGTGAAGAAATCGACGGCATGGCGTCAAAATGCAATGAAGGTGAAACATGGGATAAAACAGAAAGTAAGTGCAAAAAAGCAAAAGCGCTCGTGAAAGACACAAAACTTAATGTCGAAAAGATAAGCGAATTAGTGGGTGGTTTAAAAGAGGGAAATCAAATGGAAAACATAATGAGTGCTTTAACCAATATGGGAAAATAGATTTATTTTAAAAAATAAATCTTTAAATTTATCAGTTTTTTATATATATATTATGTATATAAATGGCAAAAAAAAATTTAAAAGTAGTACAAACTTTAAAAAAAACTTTAAAAAAAATTGAAAGAAATCCTTTATTGAAAAACAAGGTTTTTTCATATGTTATTCTCCTTGCAGCGATAACTTTAGCGTTAGTGTACATTTCAAAATCCAATTGGAATGCATTGGGTATGTATATTGCCATAGGTGTTTTGACGTGTTTTTTCACAAAAAACATGACTATTACTTTAGGAACGGCGATGCTCGTTTCAGTTTTAATTAATAGAAAAGAATTAAACATGGAAGGTTTTGAGGAAGATAAAGAAGGCTTTGAGGAAGATAAAGAAGGCAATGAAAACCAAGAGAAAGAAGGCGACGACGAGGAAAGAAAATGTTGGAAAAAAAACGAGGATGGTGAATATGTTAGGGAAGGTGAAAGTGATGTTATTCAAAAAAAATGTGTAAAACCAATGTGTTGGGAAAACGATAAGGCGAATTGTCCAAAAAAAGCAGGTTTTAACAATAAATCCATACCTTCTAGTAAACCAGCAAGAGTAGATGGTGGTGACGACGACGACGAATCGGAAGGCGACAGAATTGACCATTCGAAAACGTTAGAACAAGCGTACGACAATCTTCAAAATATGCTTGGTGCTGATGGTATTAAGGGATTAACCGGGGAAACAGCAAAGTTAATAGAACAGCAAAAAGGATTAATGGATTCCATACAGGGTATGGGTCCAATGATGAAACAAGCAGAGCAAATGATGGGAAGTTTAAAAGGAATGGGGGGTATGGGTGGAATGGCGAAAATGTTGGGTGGTAAAAAATAATTTTAATTATATTATATAAGTATGGCTAGAAAATGTCCACCCGGTGTTTTTTGTATTGAAAATACAACAATTTTATTTTTAATATTTATGATGTCTATTTTTTTAATCATTTTATCAATCATTTTACCAAATTATTTAAAAAATATACAGCATTATACCATTTTCCCAAATGGTACAAGGATTTCAAATCATACTGGTGATATTTTATCGAATCCTTATTTACCACCGCATAGAGATGGTAATTATTTTCCAAAAGATAGTGGAGACCCTAGGGGTATACCAATTAATGTACCAACCAGAGGTCCGAGAACAAATTGGAAACAAATAGGCATTTTAACAAGGTTAAATGGTGAAGAAACAATATTACCTTTGATGGGGCGACCAATGCATACAAATAGACAAAAATGGCAATTTTACACTTTAAGCGATAAAAATAATAGTGTCAAATTACCAATTAGTAAAAATGGCAAAAGTTGCACTGCTGATTATGGATGCGATGAACTTTTTAACGGTGATAGTGTATTCGTCGAAGGTTATAATGATGCATTTAAGGCGACTATTTATGAAAATAACACACCCGAATATATACCTTTTATTTAAAAAAATTTAATAATTTTTTAAATAAAATAAACGTTTTTTTTTTAAAATACTATATTATAATGAATTTTAAAAACCAGGATTCTTTAATTGAATACAATACACTTTTAGAAAATTTTAAATTAAAATTTAATGAAATTTTAAATTTAAAAATGGGAATGAAAATAGGTAAAATAATTGAAAATGATAATAAGAAAGAGAAAGATGATAATAAAGATGATGTGAAAGATGATGTGGAAGATGATAAGAAAGATAATAATAAAGATGATGTGAAAGATGATAAAGATGATGTGAAAGATAATAAAGATGATGTGAAAAATAATAAAGATGATGTGAAAAATAATAAAGATGATGTGAAAAATAATAAAGATGATGTGAAAAATAATAAGAAAGATGATAAGAAAGATGATGAAAAACTAAATCTTTTTATTTCAGGAAGTTATTGTACATATGAAAATAATGTATACCAAAATATATCTAGGTGGTGGAATAACGAAAATAGGGGTAAAACATTTACGTATTTGGACAAAGATTTCACAAAGTTTGTAAAATTTTTAGATTTGGTAAAATATAAAAAAAAATTTAATTATAATGATGTTGAATTTATTAAGTTAACGAAAAATATTAATAAATTAATAAATAAAATAATACCTGGGTTATATAATTTAAAACAAACATATTTCAAAGAAAAAAAAATGGAAGCGAAGATTGATAGTATTATATTAACTTTAATTGATTTTAAAGCCGAAATTTCAAAAAAAGAAAAGAAAAAAACTAAATTCAAGAATAAACAAAGATATAACGAAATTTAAACACTATTAAAAATATGCTGCATCCACATTCCCGGCTCATTATTGTCACCACAAGAATCTGTGAAAACAACTGGTGGTCCCTTACCATTCCATAAGAAAACTTGTGGTTCACATGTTTTCCCACTTTCTTCGATGGATTTTCTAGTAGCCTTTTCAATGTCTTTTTTAATGTAATTTTTATCTTCTTTTTCCTCTCTTTCCTTTTCCTCTCTTTCCTTTTCCTCTCTTTCCTTTTCTTCTATTTCCCTATCTGTTTTCGCCTTTTTGTTAAATTCTTCTTCAATATCAGAACTTTTTAAAATTTTCTGATGAGCTGGTTCATTAGGTAATATAAAATCAAAATTATAATATTTTAATTCAGGGTCGTCAACTTTACTTGGTTCCCGATTACCTTTTTTCATAAATGTATTTAATTTTTTAGAAATCTCAACACTATATGAATTTGAATTTCCACCATATTGTATATAATTTTTTCTTTTCTTTTTAGCAATTCGTTTTCTATATTGTTTTATAGATTTATTTCTAATATTGATTTTATTATTTCTAAAAGTATTTTTTTTCACTCTTTTTCTCTCTTTTCTATCTTTTCTCTCTTTTTTAAATATTTTTTTTGTTTGAACTTTATTTTTAAATATTTTTTTAATTCTATTTTTTGAGAAACCCATGATTTTTACTTATATTAAATATATATTAAAAATATATTATTTATAATATTAATTTATAATATATAAATGGCATGCACTGGAAGTACTATAAAAATTCCTATAGATATTGATAAAACAAAAATGAAAAAATATCAAAAAAGTTCAAATTTAACTAAATTTACTTATGATTTTAAGAATATTAGCGAGATTGATATTGCGTCTTCGTACAACGGTATAATTAAAATACCCATAATACAAAGGGCAGTTGCTCATATTTCTACATTGGGTAGATTAGATTTGGTAAAAACTTTTTTTTATATGAAATCTATCAACAAATATAATGGTAAAAAAATGGATATGGAAATATTATTAATATTTGAAAATAAAAATAATAAATATCTATGTATGTTTATACCGGTTGAAAAGAGCGATGTTGAATCGCTAACTACAAAATGGTTTGGTCAAATTGCAGATAATATAACAACTGTAAATCAAACAATAAGGGTGCCTAATTTTAATTTTAATGATATTATCCCAAGAGATAGTTTTATAACATATAAATCAACAATACCTTATATTGGTAATTGTTCACAATATTTTAAATGCATTTTTTTTGGAAATGCAATAAATATAAAAAGTGATGATTATGATAAATTAATAAAGGTATATAGTGAAACAAATACTGAAAAAGATATATCAGAAAGGGGCTTTACCGAGAACAGTATAAGATATGCTGGAAATATAAACAATTATAATAAATTTAATAATATTTTTGAAAAGTACGTTTTTTTAAATGAAAAAGGTACAAAAGATGGACCCGGGTTAGGGGGGACCAATGACACATTACCATTGATTTGTACACCAGTGGAAGATGAGAAAGGCGATCCACTTTATGGAACAAGGATGGATTGGATAAAAGGCACTTTTGGAGGTATTGATTCTGAAACAAAAAATATATTTTACTTGATTGTAATAGTTGCTGTTATAATAGGCGCCATGGTATTTATACATAGCTTTATTTTTAAAAATCTAGGGAAATTAATTGGCGACGATACAATAGTAACTAGAAGTTCCAGTTTAATTTAACATTTAAAACATTTAACATTTAAAAAATAAAAATTTTTATATTTTTATTTTTTTATTTTTTTATTTTTTTATTTCTTTTTCGTCTTGTTTTTTTTATATTTTTTCAGCATCATATAATTTACTTTGCATTGGTTTGAAAAAACTATTATTGGTATTTTCAGTCGCAACCCTAGGTAACATATTATCGATAATGTCTTCTTCGACACTTCTAATATTTTCTACATTCATATTGTTCATTTGTGAAAATTTATATTTTTCAGTATCTATAAATGACACATTACCCATATTCATTGACCGCATAATAAGCATATAACCAGCAACTATAGCTAAAACACCAACAAACTTATTAAATGTTAAAAGTGCGAATACAATTATAATTACAACCGTTTTACCAACAATTGTATCAATCAAGTTTGCCATTTGAAAAGGAATTTTAACGTCGATGATAATGAAAAGTGCCAGTAATATTGCTAATAAAGAATGATGTTTTTCACGCATTAATGATTTAAAAAATTTGTTCATATATCATAAACTAATATTTTTTATTTTTTATTTAATATTTCATTTTTTATTAAAAAAATAAAACATAAAATAAAAAACATAAAATAAAACATAAAAAACATAAAATAAAACATAAAATAAAAAACATAAAATAAAAAACATAAAATAAAAAACATAAAATAAAAAACATAAAATAAAAAAATTGAATGTTTATTAAAAATATATAAAAAGATTAGTAAAAATTTATATATTTAATGGATGAAAAACCAGCAACTTATTTTGGAAATAAAGGTTACACGATTTATAAAGAAAATTTAGAACTTGAAGAACAAGAATTAATAAGAAAAGAATTAACAGTTTCACCATATGTTCCTAAAAATTCACCACAGCAACCAATCTCATTTCCTGTTTATAGAGAATCCTCTAAAAAAATATATTTACCAAGATATTATGGATATAAAAATTATGGCGAACCAGAAGAAATGCGCGTGAGCCCAGGCAAAAAAATTAATTTAAAATTTTCAGGTTCTTTGAGACCTAAACAAGTACCGGTTGTCGAGAAATATATGGAACATATCAAAACAAGTGGTGGTGGTTTATTAGCTCTTCATACGGGTTTCGGTAAATGCCTTGCTAGAGGAACATCAATTATGCTATCAAATGGTAAAATAAAAAAAGTGGAAAATATAAAAGTCGGTGATAAATTAATGGGTGATGATTCAACACCAAGGACAGTTTTAAGTTTGGCTAGGGGGAGAGAAATGATGTATGATGTTATACCTACAAAAGGTGATAAATATACAGTAAATGAATCACATATATTATCATTAAGGTGTAGTTATGGTAATGGCAATAAAAATTATATAAAAGGAAAAATAATCGACATTGAAGTAATAGATTTCTTAAAATTACCAAAAACAATAAAAAATCATTTGTTAAAGGGATATAGAGTTCCTATTCATTTTACTAAACAAAAAGTAGAATTAGACCCATATATTTTGGGTTATTGGTTGGGCGATGGGACGAGTAGAAGTCCAGAAATAACAACAATAGATGAACCGGTAATAAAATATTTTAAAATGTATTGTCAAGAACAAGGATTATTTTTAAAACAGGGATTGGGTCGGAATAATATATCTTATAGAATGTCATTTGGTAAAAAAAATAGAAAAGGAATATCCGGTTCAGGTGGAAAAAATCCTGTTTTAAATATGTTAAAATTATACAATTTAATTAACAATAAACATATCCCGCATATTTATAAATGTAATAGTAAATCTATAAGACTTGAGTTACTGGCAGGTATAATTGATAGCTGTGGTTATAACAAGGGATGTTATGACAAAGGATGTTATGATATTGTACAAAAAAATGAAAAGTTGTTAGATGATATAATTTATGTAGCTCGTTCTCTTGGGTTTGCAGCATATAAGAAAAAATGTCATACAAGTTGCATGTATAAAGAAGCATATTATAGAACATCAATACATGGATATGGTATTGAATATATACCAGTTAAATTAGTACGAAAAGCAAGTAAAAGAAAACAAATAAAAAATGTGTTAAATACGGGTATTAAACTAGTAAAAAAAGAAGTTGATGAATATTTTGGCTTTGAAATAGATGGTAATAGGCGTTTTGTATTAGGCGATTTTACAGTTACACATAACACGTGCATTGGATTAAATATAATTTCACGTATTAATTTAAAAACATTAATTATTGTTCATAAAGAATTTTTGTTAAGACAATGGGTTGAAAGAATTGAACAATTTTTACCAGATGCACGCGTCGGTCGCATCCAAGCTAAAATAATAGACGTAGAAGATAAAGATATTGTAATTTGTATGTTACAAAGTTTAAGTATGAAAGAATATTCACAAGAGCTATTTAATGAATATGGTCTGACCATTGTTGACGAATGCCACCATATTAGCTCTGAAGTTTTTAGTAGGTCGTTATTTAAGGTTGTGTCAAAATATATGTTAGGATTATCGGCAACCGTAAAAAGAAAAGATAGGTTAACATATGTTATAAAAATGTTTTTGGGTGATATCGTATGTAAAATAGAAAGAAAAGGAGAAGATAAAGTGACTGTGAAATGTATAAATTATATTTCAAATAATGCAGAATTTAATGAAGTGGCTTATGATTATAGAGGTATGGTGAAATATTCAACAATGATAAAAAAAATTTGTGAATTTAAGGATAGGTCCGAATTTATATTAATAGTTTTGAAAGATATCATTGACAGAGATACTGAAAATAAAGCTCAAATAATGGTTTTGGCTCATAATAAATCAGTATTAAAATATTTACATGACGCAATAAAAGAAAGGAATTATTCTTCGGTTGGGTACTATGTTGGTGGTATGAAAGAAAAGGATTTGAAAATATCCGAGAAGAAAAAAGTTATTATAGCCACGTATGCGATGGCGGAAGAAGGGTTAGATATTAAAACATTGACTACATTATTAATGGCTACGCCTAGGGTCGATGTTACACAAGCGGTTGGTAGAATTTTAAGAATGAAACATGATAATACGGAGGTATATGATATTTTGGACCAACATGCATTATTTCAAAGACATTGGAAAAAAAGGAAAACATTTTATAGAAAGCAAAAATTCAAAATATTGACAACAACCTGTCATGAATATTTAGATGGTAAATGGGATTGTATATTTGATGCTGAAAAGAAAGCAAGCAAGAAAGCAAGAAGAGCTAAAAATCCTTTATTAACTGGTAAATGTTTAATTGATTAATCGGATTTAATATAAAGATTTTTCAGTACCACCAGTGAAATGATTATATCCATCACCACAATTTTTATCGGAAGACAATGAAGCATTTGTTCCTAATATTCTCGCATCATTTCCTTTCAAATTTTCATCAATCGATGAATATGAAATGGAAGAACCGCCATTTTGTTTTGTTTTACGCCTTTTACGACATTTACATGGACCTCTGCATCTGCATTTTCCTTTGCATCTACATTTTCCTTTGCATCTACATTTTCCTTTGCATTTGCATTTACGATTACCACCATTTTGTTTTGTTTTACGGGTCTTGCGACATTTACATTTTCCTTTGCATTTACATGATTTTCTTCGTGATTTTCTTGATTTACACTTACATTTTCCTTTGCATTTGCATGATTTTCTACGTGTTTTTCTTGACTTACACTTACATTTTCCTTTACATTTACATGATTTTCTTTTCAATTTTCTGCGAGATTTTCTTTTCAACTTTCTGCGTGATTTTCTTCTAGATTTTCTTTTTCCACCACCACACGAGTTCAAATCTTTATGTTGTGTCATGGCAGCATAACTGCCTTTAAGTTCGTGCGCTACAGCGGCACCTTCTTTACCAAAACCATAACCACCACTAAAAGAATGATTGAATCGGTCAACCGCATGCGATTGCTTACCGAGTTCAGAACCACCTATGGCGCTATGGGAAGAACCACCATTTTGTTTATTGCAATCTGAATATTTTACAGTTGCACCATACCCTCTACCCATGTTATCGGTTGCGTTTTGTTTTAGAGATTTAAATGTGTTACCATAACCACCACCACCTTGTACAGCACCATCTTGTACATCACTACCCTGTAAAGCACTATGTGCACCACCATCTTGTAAATCACTACTTTGTAAAGCATTATGTGCACCACCACCTTGTACGGTGTCACAACCTTTATTTAAAACTTCTGTCACATTATTATGTTGAAAAGCATTATCTGTATTCCCAATTAAAGAACTATTGACCGGCATTATATATATATTATTTATTTTTTTCTATTTCTAAAATATCATTTATATCTGAAATTTTATCATTCATAATTTCAACAGGTTCCCATAATTTCAACTTTCTATTAAATACGCATTTAAAAATATATTCCTTTTCCAAATAGATAAATTTATTTTCAGAAATATTTTCAAACTCTTCTTCGCTATCACTTTCTTCTAGATAATCTAAATTAACATTCTCTTTTATATTTCTAAATAATTTGTTCATAAAAATACTTTTTTTATAACTAGGTATTGAAAGATGAGAATGTTCTATTATTTTATGATTTTTCAAAGCAAAAATTTTATAAGTATCGGGTTCTATTACGGTTCTTACTAAAAAATTAGCAAATATATTGTAATTGGTTATCGGTTCATTGTAAAAAATATTAATATTTTTCTTCAAAAATCGATGTTGTATGGCATATAATTTATAAGGAGTATCCGAAATTATTTTTTTCATTTCGGATAATTTATTTGACATATTTGGCAATCCGAAAATCAACTGTGTGTTATTATATATAGTTTGTTTGAAATTTTTAAACAAATCTCTTGTTTCTAATAATTTTTCGAAATTATTAGATGTAGATAAATTTTTATTTTTATAATAAAAACAATCTTCAATATTGAAAAAGCTATGATTTTTATATTTAAAAATCGTACCATATAAAATCGTACCATTACCGATACACAAATTATTTTTAAAACATCCAAAAGTTTGAATTATTGAAGTAATTTTATTTTTATTTTTATCAATTTCTAAAATAAACAAATTATTTTTATTATTATGATTTTTAAACCAAGCAAAATATTTTTTCCCATAGGGTATTGTAATATAATAGTCAATATTGCGAATTTTATTATGAAGATTTTTTTCATAAGAAAGTTCTATTTGTGGGAACTTTCCCAATAGATATTTTTTTTCATCATATTTCATTATATATTTTATATTTTATTTCATTTATATACTTTTAAAAATCATGTAAAAAAAAACCGTTAATAAGTAGTAAATGTATTATTTGAATTTTCGCTAAATACATCACCTACACTTTCTAATTTGGTAGATGTATTAGATTTGGATAGATTTTTTAAATAATCTTTCAATTCATTTTTCATTGTTTCCTTATCCATCGATTTTTCTTCGGATTCATAAATTTCTTTATATTGTTCAGTTGGTTTTCTTATCAAATCTTTAATTTTGGGAACTGTTAAATTATTTTTAAAGTAAGTAAATATATTATGCAACGTAAAAATAAATAGGAATGATATTATTATTTGTTTTATAATCCAAAAAAACATGTTATATAGTAATTATATTATCAAATCTTTTATACAACTTATTTCTTTTTTTAAAATATAATTATCATTGTGTAATTTTGTTTTCGTAATAATATAAAAATCATTTAATTTATTTTTATAATACTCGAAAATAAGATTCGTTTCGTCGTTTATTTTATAAATGTATGTTTCAATAATTACTTCAATGTTATCATATGGTATTTGATATATTACACATTTTGTATAGTTTTCTTCAATATCAAAAGAAATATCATTTTCTGAAATTATTTTAAATTTAATATTAAATTTAAATAATTTATTGTCAATAAATTTATAAAACCCATCATTACATAAAATTCTTTTCTCCTTTTTTACTCTTTTAATGTAGTTATCATTTAATTTTTTCATTTTTTTTTCATTTACCGCATTAACGTTTTTTAAATATATTTTTCGCATAAATATAATATAATAATTATAAACTATTTAAACCAATTTTTATTTTTATATTAGCAATGGTAAAATTAATCATTATAAAAAAATCTGGTTCTATAAAAACATCTAACATTAAACTAACTTCATTAGATAATATATATAAAAAGTGTGGATTTTCATCAAATAAAAATTTTTGTAAAAGACATACATGGGAAATGGATGATGTTTATTATTCATTATTTTCAAAAGATAATGGAAATGCTGGTAGTGAAAATAAATTCGACTTGCCACCACCAATAGACAAAGAGTTGTATTTCGGTAATATGATTCTATTAAAACATACCAATGAAGAATTATCATGCGAAACACTAAAAGATTGTACAAAAATCGAATTTGAAAAATTGTACAATTTTTTATTTGGTGGATTTGATGATATTGAATCCGAAGAAGAGGAAGAGGAAGAATTTGTAGACCCTAAAAATTTAACTAAACAAGGATACGACAAATCTGACGGGTTTGTTGTCGACGATGAGTTTGAAGATATTGATGCAATCGATTCAAATGAAATAACTCTATTTGAAGACGACAAAGAAGATGAAGATGAAGATGAAGAAGATGACGAAGATGAAGAAGATGAAGAAGATGAAGAAGATGATGAAGATGATGATGGTGATGATGATGATGAAGATGATGAAGATGATGAAGATGATGAAGATGATGAAGATGATGAAGATGAAGGCAATAATTCATTAAAAGAAGAAAAATTTATTAGCGAAGAAGAAAGTGAAGAAAGCGAAGAAAGTGAAGAAAGTGAAGAAAGTGAAGAAAGTGAGGAAAGTGATGAAAGTGAGGAAAGTGATGAAAGTGAATAAAATAAATTGAAAATAAATTTAAATAATAATTTTAATATTATAAATAATGAAAGTTGAAAATAGTGGAATATTTAGAAACAATGTTTCAGAAAAATTTATTGCTTTTTTCGAAAAAAAAAAAGCAATAAATATAGAAAAGGGTATCTATAATTTTACGGTACGAAAGGCTACTAAATTAAATATTGTTAGGAAATGGGAAAATAAATTTTTCGTTATACTTTATTTGGATAGAGTTAAGTCATTGTTTATTAATTTTAAAAATAATAATTCGCTTGTTAAAAAAATCAAAAAAAAAAAAATAAGTATGAAAGAAATATCATTTATGGAGCATCAAGAATTGTGCCCGGAGAAATGGAAAGCATTGATTGACGCAAAAATAAAAAGAGATAAAAATATAACTTCTGTTAATTTATCGGCTGCAACAGACGAGTTTAAATGTTACAAATGTAAGAAGAGTAAATGTACGTATTATCAATTACAAACAAGGTCTGCAGATGAACCAATGACAACATTTATTTCTTGTTTGGTTTGTGGTAACAGATGGAAATGTTAAACTTCCATAATATAAATTATTTATTAAATATATATAATGTCTGTATTGGATATTTCATATACTATAATTTTTGATAATGAAAAAAAAATATCATATAAAAAATTGGGTGTTTATTATACAAAAAATAATATTGTACAAGATATTAGTGCTATTTTTGTAATAAAACCAAGTAAAAGATACAATAATTATTTAAAAAATACGGATTTATCTTTTACCAATAACGAATATGATTTGAGTTTTTCAAATATTTCGTCAATTGTATTCACAGATATATCTAAAAATGATGGAAAATTATTACCAGGTAAATGGACGTTTGGGTATACGACGGGCTCTATAACAGGCTCTATATCGGACGCTATAATGGGTGTGAAAAGTATTTTTATACCATATAGAGATTTTTTATATGATAATAATAAACCAATATTAATTAGAGATCAAAAAAATTTAAATAAATTATTTGTAAATATCAATCATTTGGAATTATTAAAATTTAATAATAATAATAAATCACATTTTTTTTCCTTGGGGAAAAACGATACAATCGATTTAAGTGGGAATACCGATTTGCAGATTTTATTAGATTTCATGTTATGGTTTCCCGAAGACGAAACAACTATAAATTTATTAAAAAATAATACATGGTCTCTGCCTAATAATTATTTAGGTATTGATGATAAAAGAATTCAAGAGACACCCGTATATCATGAGGAAAATGGAAATATTACATTGTATGAGAATTTATCTAATTTTAATGAACCGGGGTTTAGATATGATAATATTAGTCATATTGGGAATGAATTTTTTATAAATTATGTTTCAAAAATGGAAATAACAGGTACGGATGTTAATACTGTTATATCTTACAAAAATAATATTAAGTCACAATATTATCTTATACAGACAGATATTAGTAGGAATTTGGATACAAATCCTGCTATTAAATTTATAAAAATACCCGATGATAATACCGGTGTGAGTATTTACAATTGGGAATTGGAGATATATGTATTAGAGGATTCTTTTTTAGAAAATACTAGTGACCCAAGTGGTGTTTTTAGTTATTCCAATACACCAGATGAAAAAACAGGTATATTATTTGGAATAAGGGGTGATGGAGATGACACTACTGAAACAAGGGATTTATCGGGTTCAAAAAGTTATATATTCCGAGATAAAGATGGAAATCCTTATCATGCTAATTTACAATTATATGGTGTAACAAAAACAGGCACAAAATACAATGGCGGTTTTACAATAAGATATAAAATAAGACAAAATATAAATAATAAATATGATGTGTACATTTTTATTAATGACCAGTTTGTAACAAAAATAGATAATAGTGGTTGTAAATTAAACGATATAACTTATTGGGGGTTGCCTTCCGATGTAAATTCAATGACAAAAAGTGTTTCACGTGTATTCGAATCAAAGTTGACTACATATTTTAACTGTATTTTTCAAGATAATTCTATTATTGGTTGGGAAAATAGTGGAAATTTATATCCAATTAAATTGGCAAGTGAAACGAATAAAATGTTCTCTCAAACAAAAGGTGCAGTAAATTACCCAATATCATTTAAAAATAATTCAGCTGATGTATGGACTCAAGATGCAGAATATAATTACACGTTTGATGCTGGTGAAAATAATACAATAAATTTTAATTTTATTGATTTTTCATTTAACCAAATAGAAACCAAAACAAGTGGCAATGAATTGCTTTCACCGGGTAATGCAATTGAATTGCTTGGTTCCACAATGTCTATAAGTTTAAGTGATGATAATATAAATTGGGTTCCAATGGGTGTAAAATGGATGCATAAAACAAATAATTATATTGGAAATACCATTGGTGGCTATTTACCTGCGTTTTATAATACTTTTTACTATAATGGTAGTGGTATTGGAGGTAGTCAGGGTAATTTAATAAATTCGCAAGTATGGAAAAATTGGATAGACGATACAAATGGTTTTATTTTACCAAAAAATACAGTGTATGCTGAAAATATGGCAGATATTTCATGGAATAATATAAATAAGGTTAAAACAGATTATAGATATGCAAAAATAAAATATAAACCTGTCGTTGAAAATGACACATCATCCTGGGAAATTCGAATTTATATAAAGGAAGATATTGGTTTTAATCAAAGTATTTTATCAAATTATAATAATATAAATATAGATTCGAGTGATAATCAAATAGAGAGCATTTGCTATGAATTAGAATCGTCAACCGTAAATAAAACAATATTTGCAAATAGTGACAATTATTCAAAAAATAATTACCAAATACCGTATATAGCTAGATACGATTATAGGTTACAGGACTTTTCGAATAATATTATTTTAAAAAGTCAATTGGATAAAGATATTTTATATAACGTTGGTGATGGCAATTATAATTATAATAGTAAACGAACAATGAATGAAATTCAACTTTTGCCAAAAACATTATCATCTTTAAATGACGCGTTTACAATACGTCAAAAATATAATTATGAAACAAAACTTTTAAACGAAGATAATGATATAGCTTTACCATATATTCCGGGGGAACTGGAAATAAAATTTATAAATACAAATAACACAGTTATAATAACGATACCCAATTCACAAATTGTTGAATTAAAGAATAGTATAATAAATTATTGGAGTGGTAAGAATTATGCAACATATGTACAATATATATTATATATATGGTATCCATGGACAGGTAAATATCAGAATTACAATACAAGTCAAATACAGGCTGGTATTGACTTATCCATGAATTTAACTATAGATGGTTCTGATGAAATTAATAGTTTAGATATGGAAAGCAATACTTATTATACAGTAAATCAAGTGGGTTTACCTTTATCAAATATATTTAATTATGTTATTAATGAATTTTCAGGAAGATATTTATTTTCTTGGAGTTACAAAGTTTTTCAACCCAATGGTACTTTGAATAATGAAACGCCTTTTGATAATCTTCAAAAAAACGGGAAAACATATATTCCAAAAATTAAGATATTGAATATCGACGATTTCGTAAAAGATGATTTTATATACGACCCACAGACACCAATAATTACATATATACATGATAGTTTAGATAGTAGTTTTAATAAAATTAGAATTAGTTTAAGCGATGATGAAATTACGAATTTTAATAAAAATATAATAAAACATAGAAGAAGTCTGACATCTCAAAATTGTGACATTTCATATGTAGAAATAAAGTTTTATATTTGGACACCAAATAATGAAAAAGATACTAATCCGGATGGTTGGGAATTACCTTCGGATTATTATGGTGCTAATGAAAAAAGAATTATTTCAACACCTTACAGATTTCCAAGTTTACATTATGGAATAACAAATTTAAATTGGGACCCACACTATATTTTAAACGGTATAACTGAATTTGGGTATAATATAGATTCGAGTGGTGTTATCATTAAATCATTCGATATATCTTTAAATAATGGCGGATTTTTTATTGGTGATATATCTGGAAATAAAAAAATGGAATATGATATTTCACATGGTATGATTTATTTCCACCCAAACGATACTAAAAAGGAAGAAAATAAAATTCCGAATCCTTATAATTATACAAAAAATCAGATATTTGGTGTACCGTATTTATCCAGGTGGCAATTTAAAATTTATGAAAATTTATCTTTTAAGGATTCTTTATCCGATAGTACTGGTGATGTTTTAATAAAACCAACTACAAGTAACGATATTTCTTATAATGGACAATATCCAATAATTTTCAAAGATGATGGTAATGGAGGCGGAGGCAAGTATAGTAATAATTTTGAAGGTGTTCAAGTATTTGACGCTGGTATTGGTAAAACAATATCTTTATTAATAGAAGATTTCGAATTTGACCATGATTTTACCGAGACTGACGCAACATATAATGATAGATTAGCTTTATTAACTTCGGATTTATCTGGAAATGATTTATCATTTAATCCAATAGAAGTAAAGTGGATGCAAAAAACTTCACAATACATAGGTGACATATCGGGGAATAGCGATAGTAATTCGACTGAATATTATCAAAATAATAATGGATTTGTTTTTCCAAAAGATAAACTGACTGCTGTTAGAAATTATAGAGAAAACACGAATGAAACAAATGATAATGATTTTGAAAATTTATCATTGCATTTGATAGCGACAAATAAAAGATATGTAAAATTTAGATTTATTAGTAATGCAAGTGTGCAAAAAACAGGATGGAAAATAAAGGTTTTCACAAGTGATAAAAATCCAATAAACATTATAGAAAGTAAAGTAAAATTTCAAGAAGGTAATATAGGTAATACGGAAACAGATTTTAATTTTAAATTTAAATTTGATTCGGACTATTATTTAGAATTAGATAAAACAATAAAAAGTATTAATACGGGTATAACCGAATTTAAAGATTTTGTAAACACTGGTATTTCATTGGGATTTCAAAAAAAGAAGGAATATTTAATAATTAAAATAAATGATGTTTTATGGCAATTTGTCATAAAAACACCACCGACTGGATATATATTTGATTATTTAGATGAATATGGAAACATTTTAGGACAATTGGCACCCATTAGTAATGTAATAATAGGACCAAATAATACCAACTTGAAAGTAAGTGGTGCTATAAATTCAACAATTAAATTCGATGATACTAATATTTTATTTGACGAAACGCCTTCTGCAACTACATTGGATTCTGGTAGAAAATATATATTATATATTAGGAAATCAACAACGAGTGAAAAAGTTTTTTTAAATAAATTCAAAAAAAATTCAATTATACAGTTCGAATCGGAAACTATAAAAAACCGAGTTTCAGATTGGTATCCCCTGGAAAATAAGTATGAGTCATCCAACAATAAATATAATTATGGCGTATTATTTGAAACTGAAGAACTTACACAAAGTGATAACACTGTAGAAAAAATAAATATAATAAACGAATGTAAATCATGCAGGACTATAACCAAAACAAAAAATAGTAAAAACTTTAAGTTGCGATATGCAAACCGGGTTAAAATTAACTTTAATGCGTCGAGTCGAATAAAAGAAGAATGTTAATCCCAATTATAATCTCAATTATATTTATATAAAATATAATGCCATTAATTAATAATATAACAAATATTGAAGTGTCAAATGATATAAATGGAACGAATTCTTTAAAATTATATATTTTTAAAGAAAAATTAATACAATTATTATTAATTTCAAAAAATACGTGGGATATTATAAATACAAATAAAGACATAAATAATATATATGAATTATTTACCATTTCATTTTCCGAAACGAACATTCAATTAGAAATACGTTCAACTGGTGGCAATTTTGAAGGTGCTAAAAAAATTTTAAATAAAATCTTCATACAAAAATCGAATATTTATGAAAATTATGAAAATGGGTTTGTGTCGTTTAATGTTGTTGGATATAATTTAAATGGTATATGGTATTCTGTAAGTGAATATTATAAAAATGAAAATTATAATAAAATATCCATTATTTCCGGTTTTAAAGGAAATGTAATAACAAAACCAAATATAAAAAAAATAATATTTAAATTAAAATACGTTTCGCAACAAACAAGTAGTATCAATATAAAAAATTTAATTTATTTTTCGAATAAACGATTTATTTTTGGATATACAAATGATACAAAAAATGAAATGAAATGTTTTCCATTAATTAGACCTTTTTTAGATATAACCGTGACATCCGAAATGAGCAACGGAGTTTCACAGTTAATATATTTTGAAAACGATACAACATTTAAAATACCAGCCGTAGCATTTAATCAAAAAATTTTAATAAAAAATATTTCAACGATAAGTATGAGAATTTCTTCGAATATAGGAGAGAATTTAAAATTTAAAATTTCTACAGTTGATAGTTTATATAATTTAGATTATTATATATTGAAATTTAATGTATTGGGTATAATTTTTGTGACAAATAGGAGTTTAAATAATATTGAAACTGACCAATCGGATAACGTGATTTTAATAAATAAATTCACCAATAAAGATATCGATGCGAGCAATAATATATTAAATTGGGGAAATGAGTTACCATTGCATACAAATCATTCATATTTGGAACAAAGAATCGTTGGAATTACTACTACTGAACTAAATAATTTTGTATATAAAGATTTAAATTATAAATTATTGGTAATTAATAAAAATTCAACAAAATTGGATATTTTTATTCAAAATAATAGTAGTTTAGCTGTGAAACAATTATTAAGAAATACTAGTAATTTTGGAAAAACGGATTTAAGTAACAATATTATCCAAATTATACCAAAAGTAAAAGACGATTCTGTTGGTAGTGCATATATTGGTTACACAATACAAGAAAGTAATTATGAAATATTTGAAAATTTAATCATACCCGATACAAAGGTCGATATAGCTGAAGTAAATAATAATATAGAAAAGGTATTAATAAATTTAAATTTAAATTCCGGTTTAGATGTAACATATTCATCTGATATAAATATTAGTGTTAGTAATAATTATTATGAAAAAATAGAAATAAGAGATAAAGGAAATGAAATATCTGGAAAAAACCCTTTCATATCGATAATAAAACAATTGCTTATTTTACAATACAAAGTATATATTGTAGGAAATGATATTAAGTTTGAAAGGTTAAATGTGAATGATAATAGTATATTAGATTTATCAGGTGGTACTTTTAATTTGTCTGGTGGTAACCCAATATTTAATGTTTTAGAAAATGAAACATTGCATTTCGATGTAAGTGATATATCTAATAAAGGGACAAAGATAAAATTTTTTAAAGACGCTGTTTATCAAGATGAATTATTGGATTTTTCCAGTAATAATTTTTCATATGCAACATATTCGAGAAATTTCGAACCGGGCGAAGACGGTGCGTTTGTAAAAATAGAAACACCAAGTAAAAATTCGCAGATTACCGATAGTAAAATTTATTATTCTTTAATTAAACCTAACTATTTTAATAATCAAATCCCAATTGGTGGTATTATTCAAATAGAAGGTAGAAAAAAATTAAACCATGGTGAAATGAACGTAACACCTATTACAAAAAAGAATGATGGTAAATTATCTTATAGTAAGAATGTTTTTTATGACCCATTATTAATAAAACCGATAATAGATATTTCATTAAATATAAACGATGCCACTGTTTTTAATTATTTTAATAATCAACAATACGAAAATATAGATATTTCAGGACAAATAGTTATATCATCTGCGAATGTTAAGACTTTTGCAGGTGATAATATTGTTTGTTTTAATGAGACAATTGAAAAATATTATTATAAGTTTTTTTTTAGAAATGAAAACTTAATCCATGGTAAAATAAAAATTGGATTTTCAACTATTTATAATAGCGATTTATTTACAACAAAACAACCAGAACTTACAATAAATAATAATGAATATGGTGCTGTACCAAATATAAACAATAATGAAAATACAGCAGACAAAATATTAGACACTGAATCTGGAATAGATAAACCAAGATATTTAAAAAAAATCCCGTTTGATTTATCCAACGTAGAGCTAAATGGTGTAACGAATTATAAAAATGATACAGATTATGTGGTTTATACTACTAAAAACTTTGACGCAAACATGAATAAAACCGATTTTTTAATAAAATGTACCCCTGAAAATGGCAATTCTGTTTATTCTAATTTTTTTACAGGTGATTTGAGCGATTGTAGTCAAAATATTTTTTTGGCTGGTGATATTTCCAATAGTAACATTTATAGTTGTCTTGTTATAATAAAAGAAGATTTATTTGGTATTTCTAGATTTGAAAAAATTCCAAATTCTGATTCAAATATAGTTAACACCGCAAATGTGACGGCAATTTCTATTCTTACCAATTATAAAAGTTCACAAACAATACCACAAGATATATCGTTAAATGTAGCTTTTGTTAGGAAAAAGTTTAAATTTATTGCAGATATTTCAAATGCAAACACAGTTGATAGTGTTTTTCTATTTGAACCGTTGGATTATTCCAACAATATACTAAATCATGATTTATTATACAATGAATATGTTGTTGGTATGTTCGATGGCGATAAAATAAGCATGTGTAAAATTAAATTAACCCAAACAGAACCATTTTATACCAATACATTTGATAGTAGCATTGAGGTTTCTAATAGTATACTAACAAGTAAATGGGCTAGTAGTACATTTGGGTTATTTGAAACAAAACCTAGAGATTTGGTTTCAAAATATAAGACAGAATTCGACGACCTTACAAATAGAGGTAATGGTGTTGAAGTTAAAAATTTTAAATTACCATTATTCGATAGTAATAAATGCAATGATTTTACTGTTGAAGTTGAATATTTTGAATGTTGGAAAAACAATCCAAATTCAAAAATAACGTATAGAATAAATAAAAAAAACAAAAATATCACCGAAGGGTATGATATAATTAGTACTTTGGTGTACCCGGAATCTAATGAAAATTTTCAAAATCTTTTATTTAAAGAAAATTATATAAATATAGATGTATCTGGTATAATTTCAATCGGCGATGTAAATTCGGTAGAATCTATTGGGGAATACTTGGGTTCGAAGGCTAGGAAATATAAAGTTACGTATCAAATAGATAATTATTTAACAAATGATATAATAAACGAAATTAAAACAAATCAATTATATAATTTAGGTCTATTTAAAACCCTAAATGGAAAAACAATTTTGAATATTAATTATTTAAACACGCCACTAAAATTTGATGGAGATATTTCTTTTAATGTTACAAATCCAACAGGACAAATTATAAATACAGTTGTAAATAAACAAAATTCTATAAAATTAGATAATTTGAAATATCAAGATACGGATATTTCGGGACAAATATTAACAAAAATAGGTATAGGTTATATTAATTATACAACGGAAGAAATTATAAACGGTGCTTATGACCCATCTGGTGCATTTTCGGGTTTATCAGGTAAAAAAATATATTTTAATGTAATAGACGTGGACACAATTACAGATTTAACCAGTGTTGTACGAGAAGAAAAAAATATTCGTTTGGAATGGAAATTCAGAAATACCAACTTATCGGTTGTAGAAAAATTCAATATATATCGTTCGCAAAACCCAACAACAAAAGAGTATATTTTAATAGCATCAACGTCAAACAGATATTATTATGATTCAAGGAGTATACCATATTTACAGGCTAATTATAAGGTAGAATCGATTATCGAATGGGAAGGAGTACAATTACTAACGGGTAGTGAAGAAACCGATATTTTTATATGTGAAAATAATACATTCGAATATGGACGATATAATAATACAAAAAAAAACAAAAAGTTATTCCAACCATTAAATACGTCTTGTCAAAAAATGGGTATGTCTGGTATACCAACAACGGGTAATTTATTTCCAAATTCGAATGTATTAACAAAGGCACAAATATATACTACACTTTCAAGAGCCAAATTTAGACCCTTCCGATAAACTTTTTTGGAAAAAGTTAACAAAAAAACTAAACTTATAAAAAAAACAACCACTTTTTAAAAAGTGGTTGTTTTTCAAAGTGTTTTTTATAAACTTTTTTCAAAGTGTTTTTGTATTTTTCAAAAAGTTTACTCAATGATTTCCAAATCTTTAATGTCCCAATATTCACTTTTACCATTTGGTAATGGTCTTCTTACGATAAACGGGATTTTTTTTTGTTGCAATTCCATTTTGGCTATTGTAATACCATCAATAATATTATCAGGTATATCAATTAATATATCTGCACCTGCGTTTATCTGTGTTGACCTTAATCCTAAAATTTTGGCTTTTTCATACCTGGTCATAATCGGCAATGTTTTATGATTCAAATCTGAAATAGTACCAAGTTTATCCCTTCTAATAATAATTTTTGAATTTAATTCATTGCTATTTAATTGTTTTATTTCCGGATGATGTTTATCTAATATATTATATTCAACATTATCAGCAATCCTTAAAGTTTCGTCGTCTTCGTCGTCCGATAATTGAACAGATGCACCATCATCATTAAGTAATATTTCCTTCAAAAAAGTATTTTCAGTTGATTCATCACTTTGTTCTTTTGTTTCATTAAATTCTTCAGTTTCTTTAACTTCACCAGTTGATTCACCAGTTGATTCACCAGTTGCTTTAACTTCACCAGTTTCTTCTGTTACTTCACCAGTTTCTTCTGTTACTTCACCGGTTTCTTCTGTTACTTCACCAGTTTCTTCTGTTACTTCATCAGTTTCTTCTGTTACTTCATCAGTTTCTTCTGTTACTTCATCAGTTTCTTCTTTTTTTGTCTCATTAACTTCATCGGTTTCATTACTTTGTTCTTTTGTTTCATTTTTGGTTTCATTACTTTCTTCAGCTACTGTTTCAACTTCTGCAATTTTATTTTCGACTTCATTTGTTGTTTTATAGCTCATTTTATTATATATTATAGTTATTTTTAATATAAAAAATTCAATTTAATAAAAAAAATTATATAAATATTTATTAATAAAAATATTTATAATTTATTAATTGTTTTTCCAAGAATAATTACACGATGTACATAAATATATATATTTCATATTTTCATTATCGTATCGTAAATAAATAATTTCATTTGGTTCTTTTGTTTCTTCTTTTGAATTACATTCATCGTTAGGGCATTTAATATTTCTTATTCGCGGTAAAGTATTGTCTAATTTTGTATATTCATTAATAATATTTTTATATGTTTGTTGTGTTTTTTTTATATGCGTTTTAGACACACATATAGCCTCGGTTGATTTATTTATATTTTCTTCAATATTCCCACATTTTCTACAAAAATGTATAAGAGAATCCTCACCTTCAGTTGTAATCTTAAGATAAAGCATATTTCCACAGTTATTACAAAAATGCATTATTTATTATAATAATATATAATTATTTTTATATTTATTTCAATTTAATATTCATTCGTATATTTTTATAAAATCATTCGTATATTTTTATAAAATCATTCGTATATTTTTATAAAATCATTCGCAGATTTTTATAAAATCATTCGTATATTTTTATAAAATCATTCGCAGATTTTTATAAAATCGTTATATACTTTTTCATAATCCATAGTGCATTCCATTCTATCATATATACCAATTTTAATGGTTTTTTTTTTATCATTTTTTTTATCGTTGATGCTTTTCAAAATACTATCTTTATTTTTTTGAAAATTTTCTAAAATTATATCTTCAAATTTATCAAATAAAGGTATTTTTTTTTGTAATACCGAAACAATAGCAGTTTTTAAATTTGAATAATGAATTATTTTATTATAATCATTAAAATGTTTATATTTTTCAGTTATACCGGGTTCGTTTAATAATGGTTTATTATGAAATAATGTGACCAATGTTAATAGAATAGTTCTAATTGTTTGACAAGATGTCCATTGTTCACCACTCCACGTATTTAACAATGACAAACAAACTTTACCATTCATATATAGATTTGGATGAAATCGAATACGGTCTTCATTTGTTAAATATTCTAAAACAGGTGGTTTATATGGATATTCTTCAGTAAATTTTAATTTGAAAAAATAGTAACCGTGGTTATAAATAGTATCACAAGGACCCATTATTAATGCATAACCGGTTAACATATCACTTTCGTCGTGTTTATAATAAATTCCATTACTAGTTAATGGATTTTTAATTATATCAACGATATCTTTAGCTAATCTTTTTTGATTTGTTGAATTCATAATAATATATTTAAAAAATAATTTTTAAATGAATTTAAATTATATTAAAAACCAAAGGAAAAAATTAAATTGAAATATATAAAATATTTGAAAAAATATAATAAATAAAAATATCTATAATCGTTATATATGGATTATGGTAATTTTAATAAAATTTTAAATATAAATTTTATAAAAAAAGGTGAAAAACCAACCCATACAAGAATAGGAAATAAAACATTAAATATAAAAGGTGGTGCATATAACATAGATTATTCCGAAAAAAAAATATTTAAATTATTATTGAAAAGTTACAATACATATGTTTTTAAAAAAAAAGGCTCGGAATACCTAACCGAATTACAAGATAAAGAAAATGGCGGTCCAATTCTTATTGATTTGGATTTCAAATTGAAAAAAGATAATAAAGAACGAATATTCGATAACGCTATTATTAGCGATATAATTGAAACATACATCGACAAAATACATTATTATTTTGATTTATCCAAAGTAGATAAATATGAAATTTTTGTTTTATTGAAAGATGATGTTGTAGATGAGGGAAATTACATAAAAGATGGTATACATATTCAAATAAATTTAAAATTAAAACACGATAAACAGTTATTTTTGAGAGAAAATATAATGAACACCATAAACGATGAGATATTCACACCAAGTGGTTTTGAATTCGAAAATGAGTTAGATGATATCTTTGATGCAAGTATATCGAGTGGTAATACCGGTTGGTTAATGTATGGTTCAAAAAAGCCGGGTTGCGAACCATATAAATTAAAGTATAAATTTACAGTCGTAAATAATGATGATGATTTCGATATTATGGAAAATAATACAAATGAAGAAACAAATAAATCATTATTGAAAAAATTATTAATAAGAAATTCCGAATGTGTTGAAATTAATATAAAGAAAGAATTTGAAAATGAAATTAAAAAAAAGAAAAAAGTGGAAAAAAACACAATTGTTATAAAAGAGAACCATATTGGTAAGGATTGGATAATTAAAAGTTTTAAAAATATTTCAAGCGAGGAAAATTGCAATAATATAATTGAGATTATATTATCAAATGAAGTTAATTCTTTATCGAATATTTCTGAAATAAATGATTACATTATGTATTGTTTGGATGCAGTATATTATGAACCCAGGAGTGAATGGATACGTGTTATGTGGGCTATGAAAAATATCAATCAATTGTTATTCCCATTCTTCTTAAAATGGTCAGCACAGTCAACTAAATTTGAGTGGTCTAATGAATCAGTTGAAGCAATTTTTAAACAGTGGAATGAAACAAAACCGAATACGTTCACCGAAGGTTCGATCAGATATTGGTCAAAGATATCAAACCCAATAGAATACAAAAGAATAAGAGACAATACAACAAGGTATTATATAGAAAAGACATTGGAAGGGAAAGGAACTGATAATGATATTGCCACATTAATTCATCATTTATTATTTGACAAATATAGGTGTACATCTATTAGGTCAAATACATGGTGGCAGTTTATTAATCATAGGTGGATTGTTTCCGAATCGGGTACAGGGTTGAGAAGAAAATTTTCTTGCATGATTTCACCTTTATATATACAAAAACAAACTGCGATTATGGAACAAATTAGAGAAGATTCGAATATGACACAAGAAACACAAGATAGATTAACAACTGAAGCAGCTATATATAATAAAATTTCCATGAGATTAAAAGACACAAGTCAAAAAAATAATATAATGGTTGAATCCAAAGAATTGCATTATGATAATAAATTAGAATCAATGTTAGATGAAAATCCACAATTGTTATGTTTTAAAAATGGGGTATATGATTTTGAACAAGCTGTTTTCAGAGATGGTATCCCAGAAGATTATATATCAAAATCAACAAAGATTGATTACAATGAATTAGATGAAAGCAACGAAGAACAACAAAAAATCATTAGTGAAATAAATGTATTTATGGCTAAATTATTCCCGAATGAAAGATTGCGTGAATATTTATGGCAACACTTGGCTTCTTGTTTATTGGGTACAAATCAAAATCAAACATTTAATATTTATACAGGTGTCGGTAGTAATGGAAAATCTGTTTTCGTTAAATTATTTTCAATGGTTTTGGGCGATTATAAAGGAACTGTTCCAATTAGTTTAATTACGCAAAAAAGATTAACTATTGGTGGAACTTCGTCTGAAGTGGCTCAATTGAAAGGTTTGAGGTATGCTGTTATGAATGAACCTTCTAAAGGTGATGCAATTAATGAAGGTATTATGAAAGAAATAACTGGAGGCGATCCAATACAAGCGAGAGAATTATTCAAAACAAGTATTACATTTATTCCTATGTTTAAACTGGCATGTTGTACAAATACATTATTCGATATTAAGAGTAACGACGAAGGAACATGGAGGAGAATTCGCGTAGTTGATTTTGAATCTAAATTTATAGATAACCCAAGTACAGACCCGAAAGACAAAGAGTTTCAGAAAGATAAAACATTGGAAGGAAGATTTAGTGTATGGGCACCTGTTTTTGCAAGTATGTTAATAAAAAAGGTTAATGAAACGAAAGGGAGAGTTATAGATTGCGAAGAAGTGTTGGGGGCTAGTAAAAAATATAGAGAAAATCAAGATTACCTAGCTAAATTTGTGTCAGATAAAATTAGAAAAGCGGTAATAGACCCTTCAAACCCAGATAAAAAATTTAAAATATCAAAATCATCTATTCAAAATGAATTCAAGGAATGGTGGAAAAGAGAATATGATACGAAAGCACCGAAGGGGCAGGAAGTTGTTGATTATTTAATTATAAGATTGGGTCCTTATAAAAACCGCGGATGGATTGGCTATGAAATAATTTATGATGATTATGATGAATGATGCATTATGATGATGTGAAATGATGAATAAAATTTTAGATATTTAAAATTTTATTTTTATATATTACTTTTAATGGTGCCTTCTGTTTTTTTTATAATATTGAGAAAATTACCGGATTCAGGTAAAACAATTTTCGAAACAACAAAAAGTCCACTAGCAATAGTACAAATAATAGTTAATAATATTATATATAAAATATCTATTTTTAAATGACCTAAATTATTTAATACAATTTTATAAATATTTCTAATAAAAAAATATGGTATTATTATTAATAAAAATAAAAATCCATATACTTTCTTTTCTTTATGTTTTTTTTTATAAATAATGGAAAATATACAAATTGAAAATAGTATAAAGTATATTATTTTCAAATAATATAACATTGTTTTTTTAAATTCATAATCATTATTGTAAAATTTAGATATTCTATTATTTAGTTTTTTCTTTTGTGTAATACCGTCATTTTTTTTTTCAATATCATTTATATTGCTATTATAAAATTCAGAAGCAAGAGTGATATTTTTTTTTGAATTTGTAAGGGCTGTAAGTGTATTAATTTCTTCATTAATAACACCTTCCATAACTGCTAATTCGTCTTTAACACTAGTTAATGCACGCCTTACTGTAATGCTTGATGGAGGTGTTTCGTTTATTTGATTATTTCGAAGGCTACCCATCGAATTTACTGCTCTCTCTATGTTTTCCGGTTCTAACATATTTTCGGCAGAATTTGATACAGCTTGCATGTTAAGTGGCATTTTAATATATAAATATATTAAATTAATGAATATATTAAATTAATGAATATTTTAAATTAATGAATATTTTAAATTATTGGAAAAACACAATTCTTTTGAATCATCAGCAATAACATTTATATTACTAAAATTTTCAGGGGAACCCTGGTTAGCTGTATCTTGAGCCAATTGTTGTACATCAACATTGCAATTATCATATCCTAAAACTTTACGAAGTGAAAATGTATTAGCCGGTGCAGAATCGGAAGTTATTTTTCTCGTAGGAAATGAAAATTTACTGTAATCAATGTTATTTCTTCTATAATTCCAATACAATCGTTGAATAACCAATAAAAATACGATTGAACAAATTATAACAACCATGATTTTTGTTAAAAAATCCGGTATTAAATTTTTAGAATTTAAAAAAAAGAATATTAATACAAAAAATGAACCATAAACTATTGTTTTTAAAACACCTCTATGTTCTCTATTTTTTTCATATTCATATTCACCTATTTGAGCTAACCTTGTTTTATTATTTTTTTCGGCTTTCAAATTTTTTAAAGTATTTCCAGCTTTTATTAATTCTTTTGTTAATTGTTCATACATATCTGTTTGGTTATTTAAGTGTTGTGTTGAATATGTACGCTCATTATTGGTGGTTACATACAAATTTTTCAAGTTACCCATTAGCGTGTTTCTAACATTTTTTAAATTTTCAATATATGTGGTTATTTGGTTTTCTTTGTCAGTTTTTGTAGCGCTACTTTGATTTACTTTTGATAATTCGTCAAATAAATATGTTTCTATAACCTGTAATTCTTTTAGTTCTTCTTGGATTTTTTCATGTTTAGTATTTAAATCAGTTGGAACTGGCATTTAATATATATTAATATTTTTATAATATTTTTTATAATATTTTTCATAATTTTTTTCATAATATTTTAAAACTTTCTAATTTTATTTAATGTCACAAATCCTAAACCAATAGCTAAAATTAACCAAATATATATTCTTAAATCATATGATTTTTTTTTTAAAATACTATCACCAACAAGCATATTTAACGTAGGCTTCTTTTCAATAAATGATTTTATTTCATCCTGTATTGATTTATATGAATGAGCGTTTTCTTCGTGATTATTTAACATCGTTGTTTTATCATTTATTAAATTAACATTATACTTTTTTAACCCATTCACTATTTCTAACATTTCGTCAGCCAATGTTAATAAATTTTGATTATTCGTGGATAATCGCGCATAAGTTGCCACCAACCCACTTACTTTATCAGAGTCAACAACTTCAGCATTAGTACATGCATTTATTTCATTATCGTTGAAACTACTACAATTTTGTATAAAATCGCCATCCTTAATATATTTTGGTTTTCCAAATCTACCGCCACCACAAACCGTACAACCACTTTCTATTGACGTACCTTTCGAATCAGTATAAACATTTATATTGACACCAGGTTTTTTTTCACCATATTCACAGTTTAGTTTACCTTCAACAGAACATGAATATTTTCCACTTGTATCGTTATCTAAAAATGTATTTTCAGCTTCTTTAATGTAAGGTCCTTTAAACTGACATCCAGCCATACACGCGTTCTGTAATTCCACTTTATCTGTGTAACTATCTGTAGCCATGCATGTTGTTTTACAGTCTCGTACATTTGTCTTTAAATTATCAAATGTGGTTTTAAAACTTTTATAATCAGTTTCATATGAAACCAAGTCCAATTCATATTTACTCTTCTTTTCGGCGAATTCTTTAAGTTTAGCATCTATTATTAATGTATTGTCACCAGTAGCACCTTCTTTAAAACCTTCAACTTTATTATATTGATTAAGATTATACTCTAAATCGTTTAAAAATTTTCTTCTATTTTTTAATAATGCATTTCCCTGTTTTAAACTATTTGCTATTTCATGATTAATATTTTTATTTTTTATATGTTTATCATGATTAATAAAATAATTATATATTTTTTTCATATAAATATTATTAATATTTTTATATTATTAATATTTTTATTTTTTTATTGTATACAAAGCCAATACCAGCATAGTTATCAAACTGACACCCCAACCAATGTATTGCATATTACTTGCATCTACTAAATATTTATTATCTATAACATTACCTTCTAAAGAAAAAATTTCTTTTTTTAATTTTTGAATTTTATTTCTATCACTATTCAAACTTGTAATTATTTCATCTAAACTTTTGGAGTTTTGCAAAATGGCAACTTCTTCGTCCTGTGTTTCAACAGATATGGAATTAATAAGTGTTTTCATTTCTACAGCAATCCCTATTAATTCGGAATTTAGTTTATTTAAAGCACCCTGTTTGGTTAATGTTTGCCTATCGCAAATATCTTTCGGACCAAGTGAATCGCCGCTTTTAACCATTGAATATTGAATAGAAGATACAGTTTCTTCAATACCATTCGGACAAGATGCATTCCTCATATCACCTTGACGAAATTGGTGTTTCACCCCCAAATCATCTAACCAAGCAACTTCATTCGTAATCCTATTTGAAATTATTATACCAGTTTTATCAATATATGAGTCAGTACATTTTTCATAAAATATACCGCCACTACTTATAAATTTCTTTAATGGTTCGCCTAATTTTAGTTTTTGTTTTTGTTTTTCTGTTAATGTTTTTAATGGTGCCAAGCAACTGTGATTTGCATAACCATATGATAATTTTCTCATAATGCCTTTTCTGGAAATATAATATTCAATATCATTGTATTTGACTGTTTTATCTAATAAATGTGATATATCGATATCAACGACTAATTTTTCTTTAATATATTCATCATACATAATACCATACTGTTGTAATTTACCATTAAATTTAGCTTCTAATTCTGTAATTTTTAAACTATTATCCGATTCTTCCGTACCATGATGCATACCTTCAATTATATTTTTATTGTTAGATAATTCTAAAAATTTAAATTTATTATATTTAAATTCTTTCCCCTGTGTATTGCAAAGGCTATTCATCTTTATATTTAATATAGATAATCTTATTGTTTTATTATTTTATAAATAAATAACCCTAAAATACCATATGAAAAAAAATAATAAAGTATATACAAGTTATCTTCAATATTTCTATCATATATGTCTAATTTAAATACGGATGATGCGTTTTCATCACTTTTATTACTTTCATACTCTTTTATTTTTTTATCTAATTTTAATGTTATGTTATTAAATGTGATATTGTTTTTCGAAACATCTTGTTGTTCTTCTAAATTTTTAGTTTGTATTTCACCATGTAATTCGTGAACTTTATTTTCAATTTCCGTAAAGATGTTGCTTATCTCGCCTTGTCCTTGCAATGTTAAATTCATTTTTCCTTCAAAATCAAAAAGTTGCTCTAAAGATAAAACGGCCAAGTTTATTTCTTGAAGTTCATTTCTAATTCGTTCAATCTCACGCATTTATATTATATTAAGAACATAATCTGTAGTATTCCGAGGTTATTGAAGTTTTACTCGAACGTGTAATTTCACATAATTCACCCGGTTTTAACCCGATTGCTTTTGCAACTGGGTCGAATCTAGAAATTTCGGGAAGTTCTTTATCCGCCATTATCATATATTTTTCGTACACTTTTTCTTTTTCTTTTTCATTTAAAATTCTATGTTTTGGAACCATGCAGTGATCTAAAATATTAAATAATATTTCACTAATTTTTAAGATATTAATAAAGTGTTTATCTTTAATAAATATAAAATCCATAAATTCTTCTAAAGTTTTATTTATATTTTGGTCTTTAATAATAATTAATAATTCGTCATCAGTACTTAAAATTTCTTCTAAATTAAATAAATCATCAATATATTCGTTAATATGCGAATCTCTTAATTTTGGGAAAGTAGAACTGCCACTTTTATTTGTAACGTGGTATTTAACATAAATTTTTTTATTGTTTGATTTATCTTTTAATAGCATGTCCAATTGTTTATTTAAATACATTGCTTGAATTTCGTTAATACCGAAATTAATATAATCTGAAACATCAAACCCTCTTTTTTCTAAAATATCTAAAAGATTTTTTCGCGATTTATATATTTTTGATACGGTGAAACTTGTTTGTTTTTGTTTATTCATTTTAATTAATTATATTATTTTTTTTTAAATATTATTTTCAATTTAAATATTAAACTTTTTCACATCACTTACGACTTCTGGTGTTTTTTCCTCTTCTTCTGGTACAGTTAAAAAATTCAAGTCCATTTCATCTTTATTTATTACTGTTCTTGTTTTTTTCTCTTCTATTGGGGATTCTGGTCTATAGTCTGGGGATTCTGGTTTATATTCTGGGGATTCTGGTTTATATTCTGGGGATTCTTTTCCAAGCGAAACAGGTCCAAGCGAAACAGGCCCAAGCGAAACAGGTCCAAGCGAAGCAGGCCCAAGCGTTTCAATATCAAGCGAAGCAGGCCCAAGTGAAGTAGGTCCAGGCGAAGCAGGCCCAAGTGAAGTAGGTCCAGGTGAAGCAGGCCCAGCTGAAATCGTCCAGTCATCAAATAAATTTTCGTCCGAATCGCTTCCCGGAGATGTAAATTCGTCTAGTTCCCCTATTGTATCTAATTTTAATTTGGTTGATTCGCCGATTTTTAAATTTCTAGGGTCATCCAATGATGTTATTTTTGTTAATAATTCATCCTTTTCTTTCATGAAAACTTCACCTGTTGCTGCATTTTTTATTAAGTAATTATTATCCGCCTTATCAAAACCCATTATTGTAAAATTATCTTTTGTAAATAAGCTACCGCGTTGTCTTATTTTTACAATTGAACCCAAATCTAAACTATTTGACAAACCTTCTTGCAATTTATTTTCAGTCATTTCCTTTATAGTAATTGTTTCAAGGTTATCATCATCTTCCTCCATCATAGTCCTTTGTTTTTTCAATTCATCGTCATCAATTGTTTCAAATGTTTTTTCTTTTTCTTCATCCGTTTTATCTTCCCATAGAATAGTATCATTAACAGTAATACCGTCCATACCGTATTTCTTCTCTTCCGCAAGCCTTGCTTCAACATCAGCAATGAATTTTTTAGTTCCCGGTGACATAACACCATCTTCTGTCCAATAATTCAAACCTTCTATGGTTGAATCTCCGGGGGATTCATCGTATCCAAAAGTTTTTTTGTGTTCATCCATTACTTCTTTGGATTCATTTGAAATAAATCCACTACCAACCAATTGATGACCATAATATAACGTGGTTAATTTGTCTACAGTATCTTCAGTAATTAACCGCATTTGAATATTCATTGTTTTTAATTCCTGCATTAATAATTTAAACGCGTAAGGTACTTTTACTATACTAAAATCCCGACCGTACACCGATTTTTGCACAATATTTTTTTCATTTTCTAGATTACCAACAAATTTTAATGGACCATCCGCAATGGGACTTAAAAAAAGTTTCTTATATTCGTTGTATACAGCGATTGTACCAGTTTTATTACATACCGCCATATAAAATTGGTCACCTCTTACCATCATAGATTCTTGAACAAATCCACCCATACCATGAGCAATTAAACAATCGCGGTCCATTTCACCAATTCTTAAACCACCACCATTTGCTCTACCTCCAACAGTTTGTCTGGTTAATACAGAACGCGGTCCTTTTGCTCTGTAATTAATTTTATCTTTTGGCATATGTTTTAATCTTAAATAATAGGTTGGACCAAAATAAATATCAGCTTCGAGTTGCTCACCTGTCATACCATTGTAAAGTATTTCATTACCACTACTATGATAACCATTGTCTGCTAGGATACTTCCCAAAATTTTATTTTTCGGTCCTTTGTTAACAAATGCGGTACAGTCACCAAAAGCACCTAAAATTGCACCGGTTTTACTAAATAATGTCTCAACTAAATGACCAATTGTCATTCTACTCGGCATTGCATGTGGGTTAATAATAATATCAGGCTTTGTACCATCAGCTGTTGTAGGCATATCTTCTTCCTTTAAAATCATACCCACAGTGCCTTTTTGTCCAGCCCTTGAACAAAATTTATCACCGATTTGTGGTATACGTATTGCTCGAACGCGTACTTTTGCAATTCGCTGTCCTTCTTCGCCTTCGGTTAAAAATGCTTTGTCGACAATACCTGTTTGTGCTTTTTTACATTTCATTGAAGCATCTATGAAAGAATTGGGGTCGTCAATATTGTTCATTGCCTTGCCTATGATAATGGTTCTTTCATTCAATAAAGTATTTTCTTTAATTATACCGGTTTCTTTGTCTAATTTACTGTAGTCATATCCTTCCTTTAAATTTTCCACATTATTATCTTCAATATTCATGAATGTTTTATTAATTTTCGAATTATTTATATTGCTCGTTTCCTCATAATCCTCGTACATATTGTAATACGTAGTTCCAAATAGCCCTCTTTTTAAAGCACCTTCATTAATTATAACCGCATCTTCCACATTATAGCCACTGTAACACATAATTGCTACTATAGCATTTTCACCATTGGGGTGTTCTTCATTTGTAAAATAATTTAAATATCGGCTTTTTGTTAACGGTAATTGTCCTGAATTTAAAACAAATGCACTTTTATCAATTCTATTCTGATAATTTGAACTGTATAAAGACACACCCTGTTTACCTTGTCCACATGAAAAGGCGTTTCTTGGATATGGATTATTTTCTGGAAAAATGATTTGATTTGCCATGAAACCAAGAATCAAGGAAGGGTGTATTTCGCGATGCGTTTCATTCGTTATATTTTCAACACTTGTGGTTGACTTCATTAAAATCATACTTTCACTTTCAGATGCATCCATATATTCAATAAACCCCTGTGATTCTTTTAACGTATCATTGTTAATATTATAAATTGTATATTTATCTAACACATTATATTCTTTATTAAAACCACAAACAGCTTCGGTCCAAGACAACGACTTATTACTTATTTTTTCTTCTACACCGTTTTGCATATAACTAACCTTTTTATCTTCGATGAAAAATAATGGTCTACATAACCTACCAGCGTCGACCCATATTTGTATTTCATTTCTAGTAATATCAAATAATACGCTAGTATAAATGTAAATTAAATTATTTCTTCTATGTAACTTAATTGTTTCAACTATATTTAATGGGTTATCAGAACAACCAATCCAACCACCGTTCAGAAATATTTTTGTGAAATTAGCCATCATTTCAAACGAACATTCTTCTAATAAAATCATATTAAGCTTTCTTAAATAAATAATATACGGTTTCGCACTTACACCATTTGTTATATGAACCGAACACGATAGATGCTTATGTAAACCGCAATTCCCACCATCTGGTGAATGTAAAGGGCATAATAAACCATATTGTGTACCATTTAATAGTCTGGGTTCAACCATTTTCGTTGCGTCGCCTATATTTAAATTCGTCTTTCTCAATTGACACATGAATGAAAAAAAGGACAACCTATTCAGTGATTGAACTATCCCAGGTTTTTTTGTATGTGATTCACCACCCCAATCACCTTTAAAAGCTTTTCTAAAACCATTTTCAACAAGTCTATCTGAAAAAAGCAAATTTCGATTATTTTTAAATAACGACATAAAATCTTCATCTTGGTATAAAACACTGGTAGCTTTGAAAGAATATTCCTTATCGGCTTTCAAAATAATATTATTTAATTCTTTATTATAAAACTCACTGAAAAGTTGTTTCAATAAAATCCCAGTATTTTCTATTCGTTTGCAACTATATTTATCTCTGTTTGTGGGAGGTTCTGCTTTAATATAAACAAAAAGTAACCTTTTAACAATGTAACCTAAATATAGAGCTTTATGTTTTAAATTTATCTCACCTATATGTGGTAAAAATAGATTCATTAAAATATCCAAAACGTGGTTTACTGTGCCACCTTTTGTCATTGATGCCATGTATTTTAAAGCCGATTGTTGTGTAAAAATATTGCCAGCATCATGAACAGATGGTATAAACAATTCAATGAGTTCAACGTTTTTTTTTAAATCTAATAAACAATGTTCTATTATTTCTTTATCTGAAATAACCCCCAAAGCTCTCATAAGTATAAATATTGGTACTGGTTTTCTAACATTCGGTACAATTACTACAATATTCCCATAATCCTTGGATGCTTGTGGTGCAACAATTCTAACCGACAATGTTCTTATACTTTTCGAAGCATCTTCTGACACTGACTTTATTTCGGCAGAATGACTATAAATTTCATTAACTTTATCTTTTATATATAAAATATTGTTGGCTCTTTCTTCTTGTGAAACGATTGCTTTTTCTTTACCATCAACAATGAAGTAACCGCCTTTATCATTTCTGCATTCTCCTAGATTGAAACAAGCTTCTTTATTTAATCCGTTTAATAAACACATATACGATTTGACCATTATTGGAAATCTTCCTAAAAGGATTTTTTCTATAGTAATTGTTTCTTTAAAGGCATCAAATTTATCTTTACCTTGTTTACCTTCGTTGTTTTCCTTTAATATTGTAAATTCCACTTCTAAATCATAATGGATTGGGAAAAAATAAGACATATTTCTTAATCTTGCTTCGTTTGGGAACATCATATGTGTTCTTTCGTCGTCGTATATTAATGGTTTACCGTAATATATTTTGTCGCCATTTTTGCCACCTACGTATAAATCCGCTGAATATTTATATAAATCTGTTTCGCTATCGAACTCCGTCATATATTTTTTTGGATTGTTGGCTTGTATAATTGTTTTCAAATCTTTATCGAAAAATTTATTATACGAATCGAGGTGATGTTTAACTACCAAATTTGGATTATCTCTAAAAAATATATCTATTAAATTAAATGTATTTTTTAAATTCATTTATATATATTTGTATTTTTTTTTTAAATATTATTACCTAACAATATTTAAAAACTAAAAATGTTTTATAATTGATTATTTTTTTTCATTAAAACTATCATTAAAAGACCAATTAAAATAAACATGCCTAATATTGGCAATAATACAAGTAACCAAGAAACCATTGAATAGCCATTTAAACATAATTTTTGAAGAATAAATAACCATATTACGATATAAAGTAATTTAAATGCAAAAAAAACGCGATTGTCGCAATCAGTTTTCGTTTCATAACTTCCTAGGCAAAATTTATTAGGGTCATTGTAATTTTGATAAAACAATGTTAATAAACTTAATACCGAAATTATTAAATATAATTGTGCTGGAGAACATAGATTATTAAATATTTTAATACTTGATTTCATTTTTGATTTCATTTTTGATTTCATTTTTGATTTCATTTTTGATTTCATATATATTTTAAATATATAAAAAAATATTAATATTTATCCATCATGTCGCTTTGAACCATTACATCTGCATCTTGTAAATGACGGTCGCCATTCAGAGTTCTAAAAGTATTTGTAAAACCATTTGTTAAATCATTTTTAACATCTATAATTTTACTGAAACCCAGATTAATAGCTGTACCACCACCCTTATAATTTTGAGTACTTTTTGCAATTGAAATATCATTTTCATATTGATTATTTTTTACACCTGTGAAAATTTCACCCATATTCGTGGCATCATTGCATTTAAAATTACCACCGCGTTGCCTTTTGCGGGAACATCCGCGTTTTGAACACCCACTTTGTTTATATTTTTTTATATTTTTATAAACCTTTTTATATCTTTTTCTGGATGCTTTTTTGGCTTTTCTTGAGGCTTTTCTTGAAGCTTTTCTTGAAGCTTTTCTGGATTTTTTTTTACAACATTTTCTTATATTTTTAACGCATTTTTTACAATACTTGTTTTTGTTTTTACCGCAATTTTTACATCTACATTTTCCCTTCCTACATTTTTTTTTTTTGCGTGAAATGGTCATGTATATATAACAAAAATATAAAAAAAAATATAATAACCAAAATTATATTTTTTATTATTTTTTATAATTTTTTATAAAATATCAACATGTGTGAGTAAATGTCTCCTACAACAAATCTTATTTAATTGCAATTTATCCAAAATTATTCCTTCTGGTGTTTTTTTTGTTGTTGTTTCGGATAAATACAAAACATGGTCTGTATCTATATTTGAAGCAATTTTCATTTCTTTTACTTTTCTAATATAAAATAAATATTTATCTGCTAAAACTTTACCGCAAGTGAAACATTTAATAGGTATAATCATTTTTTATATTAAATAATATAATAAATTTTATAAATCAATTTAATTAAATCGGTTTTAAACAAGTTAAGCATCGTATTTTTTGTTTTTATAATAATAATAGTCATAACCTAATTTATTTTGTTTAACACTTGGACCTGATGTGCTACCATGCATACATTTTGCACCCGTTTTATAATTTACCCAAGCGCAACAGTCTAATTCATTGCATTTTTCCAAGTCCTTGTTTTTCAAACACATTTCCCCCTTATCAAGCGTTTTGCATCTCTTTTTCAATGTATGCTTTTTTGCTTGTTCCATTAGCCCGGGTCGATTTACTGGTTCTTGTTTCATTTTTACCATACCTTCCATGATATATGCGTCGCCACTGACATACTCTTTTTCTTTAAATGAAATGTTGAAAACTGAAAGAAAAATTGCGGATATTACTAGAGAGAAAAATACAACCAAAATTATCATTATATTTTGTAAAAAAAAATGTTTTGCATTTGTCAATGGGTTTTCTATAGAATTGTTTGATAAACTTTTTGGTAAACTTTTTGGTAAACTTTTTTGTATACTTTTTGAAAATTTTTTCAAACTATTGAAGGACATATTTAATATACAA